AGCATCTTCTAACGTGATAGGTACGCTAGCATGACCCCTAAACAACCAGACGGACAACCATAGCCCGTCTTCATGATTGCTTAAGCATACCCTATCACCGTCTTTTGTCTTTAAGTCTAGGTTCATGACTATCCTTATGCGATTTTGAGTTTGATTACTTTAGACATCTTAACACCATGGGCAACATAGCCAATAGTGCTTACTGATTTATCCCAACAAGCACGACATCCTGAGCACTTGCCTTCGTGCTGGTATGCTTCACATACTTTGACACTGGCAGCATCAAAGCTTGTTGCAATAGTGCTTGACCATGGTGCATCGAGTATTTCGCCGACAATAGAATCCGATGATCGGCGGACAACAACATTCTCAAGTGCATCCATTTGATCAATGATTGATTGAAACTTAGTAAACTTGTGCATTCTAGTCGGTAACCAGTGCTTTACCCATGGTGTACGCTGCATTACCTCAAGCATTTTCTCTGCTAACCCAATGGCGTACATATCGCCACTATCAAACCAGCGGAAATAGCGATCCGAATCTAAAGCTTTGACCATGTCATCAACCCAAGTGTCACGCTGCCAATCTTCCCGATTGTGAAGCCTTGGTGCCTTGACATTAGCGAAATTGTAGTTGCCAGTTGTTGCGTAACATCCTTTGCAAGCATCGACTAAGGATCCATCGCTAGCCTTTGAACCCGGACAAGTATCTAGTGCCTGAAGGGACCATGATCGAATACCGTCAAGCTTTGACGTGACACTGATTTTTACTGACATGATAGTTAATCCTTTGTTGGTTGCGATGAAAACCATCTTATAGACTTTCCGAACATATTTCAATAGGCATTTCAAGCCTATCTGGACGAACGGACAATAATCCAGGATGAACGGTAATGTTGTTCGAATACAACGTTTCACGTGGAACATCTGCACTGACTGCACAGATCAACCAAGTATCATTGTAGGCTGCTTCACAGCTACTCTTTTCCATCTGCACAGCCTGCACAGTTACCAGCACAGACTGCACAGCCTTTGCAGTAACTTACGTTAACTTACGCTATCTTGCTGCTATCTTGCAGCATCTCCATTGTATTCTGTATACAGTATACGGCATAGGGGGAGGGGTAGAGTTGTGGTGTAGATTGTTGTGGTGCTACTTAGCCACAAAAAAGAGCAAAATAGGAAAGCTACCTAGCCACAAAAAAGAGCAAAATAGACAATGCTAATGATAATCCATTACTATTAAGAAATCTCTTAAGAATCAATAGGTTATCTATAAAGCCTCTGCGGAGCCTATGACACCATGTTAATGGAGTCCCGCTAAAGCCTTGATTGATATGTAGTCTGCACTGAATCTGCACTGGTTCAAACACAGATTCTGCACTGAATATGAAGAAATAACTTGACAAACTCTTAAAAATATGCTAGAATAGATACTTCTATGTAGGCTATGAACAAAACATCGTATAAAAACTAAATAATAGTAGACATATAACTTATCGTCATACACTACATTGTAGATACATAAAATTATATACACCTTACAGTCCTGCCTTCCGGCAGAGAAACTATATAGAGGTAGTGATGTCCGAAATTAAAACTGAAGTTATATCTGATCTTTGTTCGCTACCTTCATCGGTCAGCCAGGATGTCGTGGCAGTCAATGAAGAAAAGAAAGTGCCTGCGAAAAAAAGAAAAAGAGGAAGACCTAAGAAGGAAGAAGTACAGAAGTACATTAAGAGACCTAAAAGAGGTAGACCTCCTGGTGAAGCAGCAAGGATTAAAGAACTAACAGCTTCACTGTTGCTGACACACTCACAGGCTATCATCAGAAAGATAGTGCATAAGGCTCTTAATGATGAGGATAAAGATCAGATGGCAGCGCTAAAGCTATGTGTTGATAGGATGTTGCCAGTAAGTTACTTTGAGGATAAAGGTGCTGGTGGAGGCTCTAGAGCCATTACCATCAACATCACTGGAGTAAACGATACCCCAGTAGAGATGATTGAACATGAACCTGTTGAAGTAGAAACTACCTTGATAGACTACGAAGAAGAAGACGATGGATCTACAAGTTAAGTTACTACCGTGGCAGCAAGAGGTCTTCAAAGACCCTGTAAGGTTTAAGATCATCGCTGCTGGTAGACGTACAGGTAAGTCAAGGTTAGCAGCTTGGACACTGATCATAGAGGCTCTACAGACTGATAAAGGTCATGTCTGGTATGTAGCACCAACGCAGGGACAAGCTAGAGATATTATGTGGACTACGCTGTTAGAGCTAGGACATCCAGTCATCAAAGGTAGTCATGTTAACAATATGCAGATTACGTTGGTGAATGGAGCAATGATATCGCTAAAGGGTGCTGATAGACCAGAGACAATGCGTGGTGTTAGTCTTAAATACTTAGTGATGGATGAGTATGCAGACATGAAACCACAGGTGTTCGAACAAATCCTTAGGCCTGCATTAGCGGATCAGAAGGGTAGAGCAATGTTTATTGGTACACCAATGGGTAGAAATCATTTCTATGAACTGTATAAACTAGGTGATAGCGGTAAGGATCAACATTACAAGGCATGGCACTTCACTAGCTTTGATAATCCATTGTTAGACCCTGAAGAGATTGAAGCTGCTAGAGGATCAATGTCTAGCTTTGCTTTCAGACAAGAGTTTATGGCATCGTTTGAGGCTGCACAGTCGGAGATCTTCAAAGATGAATGGATTAAAATTACTGACGAAGAACCTGAAGATGGTAACTACTTCATTGCGGTGGATCTTTGTGGTTTTACGGATTCATCTCAGGCGAACAAAACGAAGAATTCTAAGTTGGATGAAACAGCGATAGCCATTGTTAAGGTTAACACTAAAGGCTGGTGGGTTGCTGACATACAGTATGGTAGATGGGATGTCCGAGAAACAGCAGTGAGGATATTAAAAGCTGCTAAGGACTACAGAGTTAATGCGGTAGGGATTGAGAAAGGTGCTCTGAAGAATGCAGTGATGCCTTACATGAATGATCTGATGAGGAGATTGAACTACTATCCTCGTATTGAAGAGTTAACACACGGTAATAAGAAGAAGACAGATAGGATTGTTTGGTCACTACAAGGACGATTTGAACACGGTAGGATTGTACTGAAAGAAGCTGATTGGAATAACAAGTTTATAGACCAACTAATGCAGTTTCCTGATAGCAAGACTCATGATGACTTAATAGATGCTGTTAGTTACATTGATCAAATACAGGTAGCAGATTGGAATCAGAACTTGAATGAAGAAGAGTACGAAGTCCTAGACACAACAATAGGTTGGTGACAATGAAATTTGAATCTGAAATCACACCTCAGAATGCCTTAGTAGCCTTCGTCATGGATCGTTGTAACGATTGGCGTAACTACAGGGATGAGAACTACATGGATCGCTGGGATGAGTATGAGCGTCTCTGGCGAGGTCTTTATGCTGATGAGGATAAAACAAGGGATTCTGAGCGTTCAAGGCTTATTAGCCCTGCCCTACAGCAAGCAGTAGATAACAAACAAGCTGATCTTGAAGAAGCTGTGTTCGCTAAAGGTGTATTCTTTGACATCAGCGATGACATCAGTGATCAGGATAAGACTGATGTTGAGAAGATGAAGTCTTTGTTGTCCGAAGATTTCAAGAAAGATAAAGTACGTAAGAACATTGGTCAGATCATGACCTTAGCAGAGATCTATGGTACTGGTATCGGTGAGATCATTGTCAAACAAAAGAAGAGTCTAGCACCAGCAACACAGCCTACAGCACAGCCTGGATTGGCTATGATTGGTGTTAATACTAACTATAGAGTATCAGTAGACTTAAAACCTATCAATCCACGTAACTTCCTTGTTGATCCTAACGCAACCACCATTGATGATGCAATGGGTTGTGCTATCGAAGAGTATGTAGGTAGACATGCAGTCATCAAAGGCATGGAAGATGGTGTTTATAAAAAGGTTGCTATCGGTGAAGCATCCTTAGACACTGACCTAGAGCCTAATCAAGACTTAACTTACTATCAATCAGATAAGGTATTACTACTTCGTTACTATGGTTTAGTACCTAAGAAGTTGTTAGATAACCCTGATGACTTATCTTTTGAAGATGATGAGTTGTATTCAGAGATGGTAGAGGCTTTGATCGTTATTGCTAACGGAGAAGATCTACTCAAAGCTGAAGAAAACCCATTCATGATGCAGGACAGACCTGTTGTTGCCTACCAAGCTGATAGCGTTCCTGGTCGTTTCTGGGGTCGTGGAACGGCTGAGAAGGCATACAACATGCAAAAGGCTGTTGATGCACAGATTCGTAGCCATGTAGACTCTTTAGGGCTTACAGCAGCTCCTATGATGGCTATAGATGCCTCTAGATTACCTCGTGGACAGAAGTTTGAGATCAAACCAGGGAAGAATATCCTTGTTAACGGTAATCCAGCAGAGATCCTACAACCATTTAAGTTTGGTGTTACGGACAAATCAAACATCGAAACAGCTCAAATCTTCGAAAGAATGATGCTACAGGCTACAGGTACGTTAGATACAGCTAATTTACCTGCTCAAGTCAGTGGTGGTGATGCAGCAGCGGCTGGTTTAGCGATGGCTGTTAGCGGTATCATCAAGAAGAATAAGCGTTCCTTAGTGAATTTCCAAGAAGATTTCCTTATTCCGTTCGTACAGAAGGCTGCATGGCGGTATATGCAGTTTGCTCCTGACCGTTATCCTGTAAAAGACTTTGAATTTATCCCAACAGGTACGTTAGGAATGGTTGCT